ACTTTATCCTCCAATTGGGTTAGTTGCAGGACTACCACCAGTTGCTCCACCACCAGGCCATGTACCAGATACTGTCAGATTATTGCTATCTACAACATCATCCAGGTAGCCACTTAAATCATTTATGGACTCTGCTGAATATGTGTGACCCTTGTTGTCTGACAACTCTAAAGGTTTCCATACTGTTTCATCTAACAGAAAAAGAGAAAAACCCGTACCTGAAGGCTTAGCCCACACACAGTTTCTAGCACTTGGGGCATCCTTAGAGATAACCAAATTATAAATCCGTCTCATACTTTTGTCTTCTTTAATAGTTAATAAAAATGGGAGGAACGGGATATTCTCCCAATCCCTCCCAAAGTCTTAATCACACTTACTACTAAGAAAGTGTAGTAATCAATGTACTGCCAGCAGCAGTGTTGATAGCAGTAATAACTGCATTTACAGCTGTGTAGTTAGCAGTGCTAGCACCCTTAGGAACTGCGATGGTTACTTCTTTTTCAGTACGATAGCTATTCACACCAGTGTCTGTGAATGCATAGTGAATCTCAATAAGGTGATATTCCTTAGTGGGATCTACAAAGTACTTGGTGGGAATTACATTGGGATAACCCATACCTCTGTACTGGTCACCTCTTTCACCGCAGCAGAACCATTCAAGGTCAGCAATCTTCTTACCGTTACCTACAGTAGTAGAAGAAGCCTGATCAGCCTGAACACCCCAAATTACATCATCACCACCTGTGTAGATAGTACCAATGAAGAGGTCAAACAGAACTCTGCGCTGAGGCATTGTACCAAGTACCCAAGGCTGTTCCTTCTCTTCAATAAGAAGATAACCACCAGAACCACTACCACCGGTTGTGAAGCTCAGATAAGGATTGCTAGTAGCAGTAGCACCATCCTCACGAGAGAATGCCAAGTTAAGAGCGTCCTTAAGAGCATCAAACAGCTTCTTAGCATTGTCAATGCTAGATGTTACATGAACTGCTGCGTCCTTGTAATACTGAGAAGCATCACCAGAGGAGAAGAAGTTCTTAAAGTTAATACCAAGAACATAGTCCTGACCAGTTACAGGTGCACCACTGTTAATGTTAGCATCCAGAGTAATCTTTACTTTACGCATTGGAGTGCCATTGTCGGCAGCATCAATAGCCTTTGCATAAGTGATTGTGTTCAAGGGAATGAAATCACTCTTAAGAACACCATCAGCACCATTGTACAGGAAGTAAAGCTCGTTTTCAGGAGTCTTAACTACCTTAGAAATCAAACCCTGAGTTGTACTCTCAGAAGTGTAACCATCTGCTACATACAGATGTCTTACTTGATTAGTTGAAAATACCATTTTACTTACAATTTAAATTAAACATTATCTAGTAGCATGGCAACTAACTAGACGTTACTTATTCACTTGTTTGTTATATTGTCCTTTACTTTGTAGAGCCATTACTACAGCCCTCTCTAATATTCTCTGGTGAAGACTGTCAGGAAGTTCACAACAGTCCTCTCCTTGATATGTATACCCATTTATACTCATTCCATCAAGGTCTGCTATAATAATAGGCTTTGGTCTTCTTAGATACCTTACATAGTACCTTGTCGTGTTATACTTGCTGACTATTTCAATCACTCCATCAGCAAGGTCTAACCTTAAAGCTCTTCTATCATTTGCTCCTCTAAAAGGATTTCTCTTTATCTTATGATACTCATCTTGCCTTACAGGAACTACATCGAGAGCTCCCATGTCAGAACATCTACTAGTATCATCTGTATCTGCAGCTTCATAGGTAATGAACCAACAATCTTCAGGAAGAGTGAAGAATTTGTGATTACTACTTACTCCTAAATCATGCCCATTTATACCTGTTTCAGGAGTTATAGTTGCTTCTCCTACCAGTGGAGCCAAATATCTTCTAAGCTCTTCTGTCTGTTCAAAACCCTCTCCATAAGAGTTTTTTCCATTATACAGACTTATAACCTCTTCTTCTTGGGCGGCTGTAAGAAACTGAGACTTCTCAAATTCATCAATCTCTACTGATACAGGATTATCTGTAGTACCAGAAGGAGTTGGTATACTATAACTTGAAAGTAGGGTATCAAAGCCTCTAGAAAATTCACTTCCCTTCATTTCTTACTTTGTTTTAGTTACTCACTTCTTTGTCCTGCTTGCATTACTGCCTGAAGGTTATCCTGTCCTGTATTAGTCCAAGCAATCTTAGCAAGTTCTACTGCTCTTTGAAGTATCTCTTCATGCATCATTGGGTCTAACTCACACTCACCATTAGTTTGTGTGGCAGTACTAGGAGTAGCACTGTAGGTATAGCCATTGATTGTAAGTCCATCTAAATCACCCAAAATGATTGGTTTAGGTCTTCTGATGTATCTGATAGTATAGCTAGTTACAGTTTCATTTGGACCAGCCACAATCTCTGCAACCTTTACATAGTTGTCAGTACCTGTATTAATGAGCCTCCAAGCCTGGTTCTTAAGAGGTCTTTTGAAAGGTTTAGACATGAGCCTTAAATATTCATCATACTTAAGTGGTATAACTTGAAGAATATTGTCTCCCACCTTAGCACTCTCATTGATTGCTAGGAATACATCTGTGGGAAATGTCCATACAGTAGACCTACTGTCAATCTGGGTGTACTGTGGGTCTGAAGGATTTATTGTAACTTTAGTACAATTATCTACCTTCATTAAGCACGAGAAGTCTGCCTGCCTCTTCTGATTGTCATCAAAGCCTGCTTGTTTATGGTTACTTTGAGGAAGAAAGTAGTTCTTTATCAGCTCATCTTGAGCTTTAGTAAGAAACACACTCTTCTCTGCTTCAGTTAATCCAGGAGCCTGATTACTAGTAATGTTATTGTATTGTGTGTCGAACCTCCAAGAAATCTCACCAATATCCATGTCTGTTTTATTTTGTCTGCCAGGGGAACCGCGTTCAACTGGCTCCCCCAGCAGTTGATTACTAATCTTTTACTTTTGCTTCTAATGTGTACTTAAGCTCACTTCTCTTAGTACTTGTAATATACCTTGCTGCATTGTCAAGAGTACTCTCCTGATTAAGTTCGCAAAGAGGCTTATCACCATCTGTCAAGTAGTAAGCATCATTTCTCTTTGAAATAATACCCCTATCAAGACACTTCTTAATAAGCACTTTTGCAGAAAGCAACTCATCTTGGATAAATCTGAGGAAGTTTCTTGGGTCTTTCTGTATATACTCAATGACCTTTCCCTGTAAGAAATCAAGCTTAGTTTGGGGTGCAAGAGGTCTTCCACTGAGGAGTTCAAGAAGTACTCTAAGTGTGTCTGCATCATTTCTGATAGCACCATACTCTTCATAACACTTCATAATACCCTCGTTTCTTGACAGATTTGCACTTGCTTCTGCATTTTCACTGATAATCACAAACTGATAAGTTGCTTTAGGAGCCTCTTCTAATGCTTGCAGTGAAGGAGCAATATAGTCCTCATTAGCCAGCAGTATCTTATACTTTATATAGTCTTCTGGATTGCTTAAGTCAAGGAAGTTATCTTGCTTATACAATCTAACCTTTCCTATTCCATATGGATTGTTATCACTCCAGAAATTATCTGCCTTCCTATATACACTCAGAGCATTGTATTCCAATCCCATTATTTGCTCCAAGAATGCTTTCTCATTATTGGTTAGTACATTCTTGAATGCACCAGTACTTTGGAGTCTTGGAACTACAAACTCCCTAAATGCTCTCTCTGACATACCACCGTCAAGTACATGTCCCTTTTGCCTTACTAGAGCATTAGGACTAGCAACAAACCTCACAATGACTCTCTCATTGCGCAGACAATTAACAGGACCTGAGGGCTCTTGCTTAACAGGTTCTACATAAGTCTGTTTAGGTTCATTCTGTACTTCATTCATTGTTGGCATCTCTTTTTCTACTCTTCCCTTGTTTGCCATTTTAACTTCTCCTTTTTATCTTTTAACTATTAAATTAATAAACTTTATAAGGGTGGGGCAGGAGGGGATTGTTCTCCCCTCACTGCCTTTCCTTATTTCATCTTTTATCCCTGAAGGATAGAGGGAATAATACTCATGGTTCTGGTGGGATCAAGTACACAGATACCAGTTGTGGTCATCTTGTGAACTGTAGCAGAATCCTCATCATGACTCATGAAGTCATTACCAATCTTACCAGTGAAGGGATTGCGAAGACCCCACTCATAAGAAGTCATATCGCCTTCCTGGCCCTTAACAGCCACCTTGAAGATGTTGGGCTGATTCATTGAACCAATGTCAAAGATGTCATATCTGTAAGAATATGCAGGACCACCAAGAGGATGCATAATCTTATTTCTGATAGGATCATCATACATAGGATCAACATTAATCTTCAGCTTAACACCGTTGGGAGCCAAGAACTCTGTAAACTGGAAGCCAGCTGCAAGAGCATTCTCGTGGAGAGGAGAAGTAGTTCTCTTCACCATACCCAAGTTATCAGCATTAACCTGAATGGGCTGCCAACCACTTACAGTATCAAGAACTGCTTTGTGGAACTGAGCAGCACCTCTTTCACCAGTATTCAGCACAAATGTACGCTCCTTCATGTTGAGGTTAGCAGCACTGAGCTCATACAGAGCATTCTCAATAGCCTTCAGTGAGAAGTCATTGTAGAAAGAGGTGTTATTAACTTCCATCTGCTGGAAGAGACCTGCACCCATGCGGATTACTTCACCACTCTTACCAATGTCAAGATACTCACCATACTTGTTGCGGTTGCTGCGACCATAAGCCAAGAGCTTATTCTTTGCATCATCCCACTGTTCCTCAAGTACCCACTGCTCATAGTGCATCCACATGTCTACGTTCTTAACAGTATAACTGTTGTTAGCTGTCGGAACTTCTACAGGAATACCAAAAGCAATCTTCTTGTTGATGAGAGCACCAGATACCTTATGCTGCATACGAATGGTAGAGAACTCATTGCGCATTGCAATAGGACTAGAGAACATGATGTCATCAACCTTACGAGAGAACTCTCTTTCTACAG